TCTATTTTATAAAAATCAAGATGTGTTCCTTCGTCTTGTGCAAGAACAATACTATGCGTTGGATTAAAAACTGCATTTGTTATCCCATCATTAGCAACAGTTACAAATTGAGCATCTGCAATAATGGTTGCTTTTTTTAAATCAATACGAAATCCAGATCCGTTACTTGTAGCACTTTGGATTACATTTGCAATGGATTCTTTTTCATCATAAAACAACGTACTATTATTTGTAATTTTAGTTGACCATGTATTATTCGTTAGCTTGTTTTCAATCAGGTTTCTAATTTGTTTTCCATCATATAAATAAAAACCTTGTTCATTAATCCATATAATTCCATATTGAGTTCGTTTAACACATTCTTTATTTAGCACTCCCATGTGTTGTTTAGAGTCTTCTAAAAACCAACTGGTATCATCTGGAGAAGCAATATTAATAATATCAACACTGTATTGTTTATAAGCAAATAAACGATCTGCATAAGCTTCAATAGCTACATAAGTTTCAGCATCCCCTTTGGCTGCTTCGATATAATTATGATAAGGAAAAGTATCAAACCTGTTTGGCATAGAATACATAATACGATCAGAAAATTTAGTTAAAGATGCATTTGATTTTGATGTACCAGTATTTTCATCTTTCATCGTTACATTGCAAATAAATACTCGATTGTTTGCAACCGTAGCATCTTTCCATTTTTCACCTTGATCTCCCAGAGCATTACTAAAAATACCAGAAGAATAACCATTTAAAATTTCATAGGTAATTAATCCCAATTCTTTAACTCTAAAGTTATTAGCTGGATTATTGCTTGGACAATAATATGTACTCATAGTTGATCCACCATTATCATACCATGCAGAATACTCATCAGACAGTTTAACACGTGCTCCTTTTGTTAAATCAATATCAACTAACAATGTGTATTCATCATTCGTTTGTTTTTCTCTAATATAAATTCGACCACCTGTCATACGAGGATCGTAAGGACCTTTTGTACCGATGCTAATTGATAAGGCTTTTAAATCATTTGTAGGCGTAAAATCTGAACTCATTGGTGTCGGCAAAGACTCCTGATTGCCATCATAAATAAACGTTTGAGCAAATTCATATTTAACAGCAGGAATTGTACCCTCCTGATCATTTTCAGAGGTAATATGCATATTAAATCCACCACCAGCACTAACAGAAATTGTTGGCAATGATCCAGTAGCATTGTCACTTACAGGTGTTACTGTAACGGTTGATGGAGCAGCAAGCGTATTATCTTTAGCATAGTAGCCTAAAAAACTATTGGTAGC